TCTTCGGCTCGGTACACTTTTACACTGTCGGCATCGCTCAAACTAATGCCCTCGAAAGCCACTTCTGACTTAACATATCTTCCGCAGACTCTAACCTCGTGATAAACGGTTTGTCGGCATCGTTGTTATAAGCTGCCTTAGCCATTCTTAAATCATAATCAGTGATAATCTTGCACTGTTTAGCGCGAAGTCTGCTGTGCAGTGTTTTGGCGTTAATACCTGCGACCTCAGCCATATGCGGCAAACTATACTTTTCGCCTGTTTTTAGACCTCCAGTCTTGCCTGCAAATAGATACTTTTGGGGGATTTTGTGGGGTGGGTTCTTTCGTCGATCACTACGCACGCTTAAGTTCCTCCCCGCCATCATAATAAAAACCATACTTTGTCAAAAAATACTGCTTTTGAGAATCACGTTCTTCTAGCTCACACCATGTTATGTCGGTAAGGGACATATTGATTGACCTGCCGCGAATTGAACCTTCAGCAGATCCAACTGCCTTGTGCTTGGCCGCATATGGTGAAACTCCGCCAGTCGCTTTGGTGCGCTTGAGCCAAGAATTTATAAACTTAGTCATGCCGCCTTTAGTTTTTCGGTTTTTAGGATTTGAATAGAGCCATATTTCCATGGCATTTAGTTCTTGCTTAACAAGTTCATCACCGTAATGCTCGACCAGTTTTTGGTAAAAGTCATCAGGGACAGTGTAGGCTTTACCGTCATTTAATAGCATATTAAGCTCCCATCAAGAAATATCTTGAAACAGTGCATTGCTCATCAAACCGATTAGTCACTTTTATGCGATGTGAGAGTATTGGATTTCCCTCAGCTTTAAGCTCATAAATTCGAGTAGCTAACTGGGTCACGCCTAGTTCTTGATAGGCTTCTAATGATGTGATCGTGTTACCACTTTCAAGGTGTTGCAGGATGCGTTCTTTCTGGCTCATTGTTCTTTCTCCTTTGGTTCGCGCTAAGCGCTCACCGACTTTTTGAATGAATTTTTTTAAATTATTTTCTTTGAGATACTTTAACCCTTTTACTTGTCGCCAAGTAAATTTTTAGTTAAGAGGGCTAAAGCAGCTCTTCGGTATAATTGTTATCGTATCGAATATTTAATCTATCCTGAAGCCAGTACCGACTGGATTCAAGGGCTATGTGAAGAGGGTCAACTTCGTCTTTGGGGTTTAATTTAAAATGGTTCCCCAACCTCTAGCCCGATAACTTGCTGAAGTATTATCTATATCAACTTGATTGTAAACACTAATTTAAAACCCTAAGCGAAAAAAAGTGATAATGTCTAAATTTAAGGCATTACAAATATGCTGCATAGTGTGCAGCTTCATATTAGGCTGCGTTCTCCACCGTATAACCTGCTGTGGGCTTGTCTTAGCGATCCTAGATAGTTCTGCGTTAGATATGCCAGCATTTGATTGGGCGGCTCTAACAGCCTTTCCTGCGTCTATAAGTTGCATATTATTATTCCAGTTGTGATATATTGTTATTGACCGGCTAGCGCTGGTCTTTCTCCTGTTGGTTCCCCCCCGCGAGGGGGGGATTTAACTCTAAAACGGTATATCTTCATCAAACTCGGCAGTATTAGACTGCACTGCTTTCTGTGCTTGCGCCATGCCTTGCTGCTGGGCTTCATCTTTTGCGCTGAACTTCAGGCTCATGTACTTAGTGCCTGTCTTGCTGGTATTAACCCAGCCGCTTACCCAGTATTCTTTGCCGTCAATCAGTGCGCTACCTTTGCGGTCAGGGTGTGTCTCCGATTCTTTCTTGTCGTTCACAAACATCGCGCCGCTGTTATCTTTCTGCTCGTATGTACTCATTTTTTTTCTCCAGTTATTGTGCTGTTCTAAATTCAGGGGTTTTCATTGTGGCGCGTTCTTGGGTAGTGAATACGCCGCCTTTGCTTGGTGCCTTCCAGAGTAGCTGCTTCTCTGTATCGCTTAACTCTTTCCATGCTTCGTTAGCTGTGGACAGGTCGCCAGTTGCCAGACCGTCCTTGATAGCCTTAACGCTTGGCATCAGGTCGATAATGGAATCTTCGTAGCTTTCCTGCTCGGCCTTCTTAACTGCCTTGTCGCTTCTTAGCATTGCCGCTTCTGCGTCATCATCTACTTGCGGGATTCCAGCCATGGCAGCCAATCCGTAGCGTCTTGCGTAGGTAATACAAGATCCGCCAGATTGCGGGTCGCGCTTAACCATCGGCAATAAAAACTCTTGTTCTAACCACTGACCAGAGCAGTGCATCAGCCTTGTGCAAACTCCTACACTGTTATCAGTGCTGATAGGGAACTGAACGTAGCTGAGGCCATTAGCCGCAAACGGCTCTTTAATTACCTGCATAACGTCCGACAAGTTCGCGTATTTAGATTTAAAGAAAGGGTTGCCACTGCCTTTGACTGCTCCCCCCATAACTGCTTGCGCTACGCATAATGCGGTTGCAATTTCGTCAATTTTTTCGCTTGAATACATATTTTTCTCCAATTATTGAATGGTTATGATACTAAAAAGTTAATGATGTGGTAACACTTTTGTCAGGGTCAGCGCAATTAGCTGATGCGCACTCCCCTGCTGCGGTCAGCGAGCCGTATGCGTGATAGTATTCATCCGGCATATTATCTCGCGCCGGGTTGTGCATGGCGTAGTCTTTCTCTGCCAGCTCGTAAAAGTAATTTTGAAAGTCGGTAGTAAACATAATGCCTCCTGAATGCCCCCTAAGGGGCGTTTGAATTAGCTTTATTTTAGAATTGGGTGAGTAAAACCCTTGGTGCTGTAATACTCTATTAGTATAGAGCGCACAACGGAAACACTTGAGTTATAAATATTGGATAGGTTAGCGATGTTTAAGTCACTATTGTTTAGATGGATATTTAAAAGTTCGTGCTTAGTCATGTTTTTGCCCTGCGTTGGTTTTTGTATGTAGGAGCATTATCTATTATGTTTACTATAATGTAAACACTTTAGACAATAAAAAGCCCAAATTAATGGGCTTGGTTTAATATGCGGCTAGTTTGGGTAGTCTAGCACCGCATATCCGGCCATTTCTAAACTAATATGTCCAGATAGCAGGACAGGCAAACCCATCTTCCTCAGTGCAGCCATCAAGGTGAATAAACCTCGTGCGACCTTTCTGCTTTACGCCGATGCGCTGGATACCATGCTTCTGAGCCACCCTAATCAATTCTAGGGCGTTTTCTCCGCTAACGAGTATATCTACCGCCTTTCCAGTTGAATGCGCTCCTGCCTTATCTTTGCGCTGTTCTATTGGGTGTTGCGGACTGCGGTATGCACTGCTGATTGGAAAGCCAAAGCCACACTCTTTACGGATAGCGATCAGAACCTTTAAAAAGTCAGGATCAAAGCCGCTTTCTCCGGTGTGCTTGCAGGCCAGTTCTTTTTCTGTGAAATATACTACTTTCTTTTTAGCTGTCATTTTTTAACCCTTTCAAAAGTTCTCAGGCCACCTAGCCCTAACATACCCATCAAAACTGGAAGCATAGTCGCCGTGTCGGCCTGTGGAATGTCTACGCCAAAACCTGCGGCAAGTGGTGAGATTAAAAAGTTTACTCCGAATCCAAGCACGCAAACCCATCCTGTAGCTGGCCGCCATCCCGCTTGGAACCAGTTTCCTTTTGCTTCTGCCTTGTTGACTTCGATCTGAGCCAGTGCAATCGCCTGCGCGTGTCTCTCTGACATTGTAGCGATCTCGTGCGCAATCTTCTGTTTAACGTCAGCATCAGGTATAAACTTGTCCAGTAGTCCAGTTACAGGGGCGATTAAGGCGTTTACTAGGCTCATTGGAACATCTTCCCGACTACAAATAAACCTATAATCAAAGGGTATATGCCCCAGATCATCATCTCAGCTTTCTTAAATCTCTCAGAGCCGTCATTTAGTCGGCGCTCAATGTTTGCATATCTGATCGCACATTCTTTCTCGTGCCCTTCTAGTTTAAGTAAAGCCTCTTTTACTGTAGCCATTATCGTTTCACCATTAATATCAAGCCATAGATCATAATAGGAATCACTGCTATTGCTATGCCAATAACGGTGACAAATGTTTTTATCATATTAATTCTGGTTCGCCGTACCGCCAACAACCTGCGAGCTTCAGCTTCTCTTTGCCGCTTGCACTCAGACTGAAAGTTTAGCCAGTCGCTATACATATCAGCACGACCCGCATAAACCATGTAGTCCTTTAGCCACACCTCTTGCTCTTTGATCTGCTCCAAAGCCATGAAAGCATCTAGGTCTGACTTACCCTTGGTAGATACTCTTTTGGCTATGGCGCTTTTATTATCAAAGTATTTCTTTGCTGCATCTGAGCAGTCATACAGCTCTTTGCCGTTACTAATAGCGGTTTTGATAACTTGAAACGCTGCATTGGCTGCGGCTATCTCTGCTAACATTATCTGTATACCTCTACCTTAGTAACGTCTACGTAGCGCGGTACGCAATACGCATGGACTGGTGTTCTATATGTCCTTATAGTTCCCTGTATAGTTAGCTCTTCAGCAAACCATCGGCATCTATTTAAATCGAACCAGTAGCTTTCAGCCTTCGCATCAATCGTACCGTTCACCATTACAATTAATGCAAAGACTAATTTCATTTAGACCACGATTCTATTCACTTAGACGCAGTGCGGATGTCTTTAGCAATACCTTCTACCAAAGTAGCTGAACCAGCACCAACACCTTTAGCAGTGTTTACTACCATGCCTTGTGCAGAGTCTACAGTTGAGTTGACGATCTGCTGTGATCCGTCAATAGCACCGTTGAATGTGTTGCAGCCAGCAAGTACAAAAAGGGTCGCGATTATTAATGTTTTCATGTTATATCCTCGTTATTAAATTAAGGCGCTGTAGGCCATGTAATGTTAGTTGGAAATCCCGCCTGTTCCGATATGTCACGCAATGCTATACGGTAAGTAGCCCAAGAAGCTTTTGTAGTGCTGTCCAGTGGCGAATCTGGCATCTGCGTCCAGTCGCATTGGGTCAGTAGCTCATCTCGCTTAAATCGTACGTCCAGAGCTATTGCAGAAATTTCATCATCAGTCATAAGAATAACAGACCAGCCAAGAACCCATGCGCCGTCAATAAGAGTAGGCGCTGCATTGGCGACGATTGTTTCGTTATGCTCAACCGCTGGTCTATCTGCATAACTTATACGATAAACCCCCCACCCAGCGAGCAGTTCGTCACTAAGTTTTAAAGGAAAAGAAGTATTCGGGTTATCTTCTTTAAGGTTCCTTAGACTATATGGAAAGTCTTGTATTTCGTTATTTAGTGTTTTGACATACATATTTTTTAACCATTTATGATGCTGGTGAGCTTAATACTACTTGGCCGCCGTTCGTTGTTGAAGTAGAGCCTGAGATAGTAGCTGCAAGCGTTAAATTTGTCGGGTCTGAATAATCATAAACATAAACATTGGGAGTCTCACTTCTAGCGGCCACAAAAATAAGCTCTCTTGCAGTGTCAACGGCTAGACTTCTGTTTGTTCCAGTGCCGAAAGCTGTGTTTGTAACAGTATCTTCAATTGTCATACTGCTTATAGTGCTGTAATCAATAACGCTTAACACTTCAGCGCCTAAGCAAAAAACTAAATTTTTGCTAACGTCGATTGCCAATTTACTAGCGCCGTCCAAGTTTGTAGAGCTTGCAACTAAAGATATATATGCGATAGACGCGGTGTTTGCTGTGTTTAACACTATTACCCAGTCTTTAGTTGGATTTGCAGCAAACTGATAATCATTTGTTGTGTCAAGCACTATCCCGCCGCTGTTATTCCATATTGTGCTACTACTTGCAGATTGCAAAATAGACATACTAGAAGTATTAGATATATCAACGCAAAAGCACTTTCCGCTGGATTGTACATACGCCACATCCCGCGCAACGTCTAATTTTACGTCCGTAACGCTTCTACCTAAATCAAGGCTGCTTATAAAAGACATGGCCGTTGGTGTGCTGTAGTCTATTGCATTAATAAAATCATCAAGAAGCGATGTAGCAAATACAACTTCGTTTGCGGAATCTACATCAACGCCTCTAGTGCTGTCTAATTTTATAGAGTCTGTGAGTGAGTCTTTAATAACCACGTTATTGACGTCGCTAAAGTCTACTAAGGTTATCTCGTCCCGACTACTATTAGCAAAAAAAGCATAGTCTCTCGAAGTATCAACCGCACTACCTTGGGCAATAGAAAATTCAGAGCCTGCAAGGTTGTCTTTAAAACTCATACTGCTAACATCTTCAACATCAATAGCGGTTGCGTCGCTAGTCCCCATGATAAGGCCTTTGGTAAACTGACCGCTTATACCTCCACCACCACCTGCACCCGAAGCTGCGATTATTTTTTTCGCTACCGTGCTCATTATGCCATCGCCTGTCCAGCCGTGAAGCCGTAGTAAGTTGTACCACCGTCAATAGTATAGAACACAAACACATCTACACCGTTGTTTGTTGCTGTAAGCGTAGGCGCTGTGCCTCCTGCCCAGTCAACACTAGCGGGCCAAGTAATTGCACGGGCTGTAGAGTCTTGGATAATCTTGAGCGTAAAGGCTGTAGCGTTGCCTGTGGTTGCTGGGTTGCTAAACGTGTAAGTAGTAGCGCCTGTGAGGCCATGTACAAAGTTAGTAGCAGTTGCTAGGTCAATAGTAGTTGTCGTACCAGTTAGCGTTACAGCGTCTTCTGTAATAGCTGCTTCAAAGACAACAGTGCCTGTTACTGTACCTCCAGCTTTAGGCAACGCAGCGTCAGCAGTTGTTCCCTGAGCAGCCGTAGCATAATCAGAAGAGTCAAAGGCTTTAACTTGTGCAAGGTTGGTGACTTCAGAATCCATTAGTGCGCCAGCGGCTGTTACGTTAGTAGCATCAGTAACGTCCGCACTAGCTTCAATACCATCTAGCTTAGTGTTGTCAGCAGAAGTGAAGTTAATCTCAGTAAGACCGCCATCGCCTACGGTGTAGGTGGTGTCAGTGCTGCTTATGGTAAAGTTTGGATAGGTGCCTGATATGCTTGTTGCGCCTAAGCCAGTTAATGCAACAGTCTGGTCAGGTGCGCTGTTGGATATAACGCCACTAGCAGAGATACCAATGCCTGTACCTGCGCTAATCTCGCCTAAAACGGCTGTTTCAAAGTCAACGCTTACAGCTTGATTGGAACCGTTTCCTAGAAAGAAGTTACCGTCATTAAGATTTGGGGTCGCGTTTGTACGACCAGCACCAGCGATAAATAAGATACCCGCTGAAGCGTGGACGCGCTCTACCTTGCCTAGATTCTGTATCAGAGATGATTCGCCGGTTGGCGGGGTATTAACTAGCTGACCGGACGTGGTGCCAACGTAAAGAGTGTCACCTAGTGTAAAGCCGCTTGTATCTACACCTGATATAGCGCCATAGGTCACAACGTCAACGGCAGAATTTAAAGTCGCATTATCAGCAGCTACACCAAAAGCAGGAATTTTTGCAGCATTATCGGCATCAGCCAAGCTCACTATAGGCGTATTACCGCTAATACCTGATATGTATATAGCATCGCCTTTAGAAAGAGCCTCGCCTGCTTGCGCCTTGAATATGTTATTTCCGCGCAGAGATCCTATAAACTCTGTTCCCTCAACATCACCAGTGAAGGTAGCACCAGTAAGCAGAGCGTATCCCGAAAGATCGGCAGACTCTAGCTTGTCAGTGTTAAGGTTTGTAAAGTTTGCATCGACTTCGTTATTAGTCAGGGGCGAGCCTTTGCCTGCCCTAGTTACTATAGTAGACATAGGTAGCCCCCCTTAAATTAAGATGCAGTTAAAGTAATTGTCCAAGTAACAGACATAGTGTCATCAGCTTCTTTATTCACTACTGAGAACACTGTTCGGCAAAGCATATCGCCACCAGAAGCAGCGTTAAAGATACCTGCCTCTGTAACCGCACCAGTGCCTTCAGAAGCCTCAAAAGACGCAATATAGGCAATCGTATTGCTTGAGGGCGTAGAGCTGTCTAGCGCCTCTCTGCTGCCTAGAATAGATACTAGATCAGTCTGGCCTGCTGCTGCGGCAGTAGTGCCTGAACCCAGCGCCATGTGAGACATAACATTAGCTGAAGTGCCTGCCATTCGTGAGCAAATAAACTCTAAACCGTCATTTACAATCAGGTTTTTGATCTTTCTACTTTCTTTAACTTTGCCGTCAGCACCCTTTAACACAAGAGCAACTTCACCGCGCAGCTTTAAATTTTCATTAACCATTTAACACCTCTAAAAAGTTCGGCTGTAGCCTACGTAATCTTCTAAAAAATACCCCACCTCGACATAACCTTGGCCGAGCAGTGAGCCACCATCTGTTGCTGCGATTGTATCACTTTTAATCTTTGCTTGCTGTAGCTCAAAAAGGTCTACTGCTGTTGCAAGGTCTGATCTAACTTTAACAAAAGACATCTCCTGATCATCTTCTGCCGTTGCCTCTCCGTCCAAGTCATCTGTAACGCCCAAGGCTTCATTAATAAACTTATGAAAGTCTGCACTATGGTCATCGCCAAAGCTGCCTGAGTCGGCAAATAGCTTCGCACGCAATATAATTAAAACATCTGTAAAACCTGCTGAGTCTGCGAAGGTTTTAGAAACTGTAAGCGCCAGCGCCTCGGCTGCGGGTATGTTTTCAGATATTGCCTTTGTATAGGCTGACTGTATGACATCAGCGAATACGGCTTGCTCTGACTTATTTAAGCCTACAGCGAGCAATTCTGTGTCAGTTAAGCTGCCACTATCACTTGCAACCTTGTTAGGCACTATTAGCGGGCTGTCTGTTGCCGAGCCTGAGTCTGCTTTGCCTGTTGCTGTGCTTTTGGCGGCAACTTCAGATATAGATATAGATTCGCTTGTACTCTTGCCTATGTTTGACTGCTTCTGATCGCTAAAGCCTGCTTGGTCTGAAAGCACTTTGCCTGCAATCTTATTAAATACATCCGTAACATTAGCGCTGTCTGTAAAAATCCGCGCCAGTATGCGAACGGATATAAACGCAATTTCAACTAATGCGCGGTTAAATGTTATTTCTGCTGATGCCCTTCTTTCGGCAATATTAGCGATGGCATTGTTAAACTCAATCGCTGCCTTTGCTCGTCTTTCAGCAATACCCGCTATAGCGCGATTGAATATAACCGTTAGATTGATCACTCAAAATCTGCACGTAAATAAAATTCTAAGGTTTCATAGACAGTCTCAACTGTGCTATCACTAAAGGTAATCTCAACCTCGCCTTCATAGAAGCCCTCGGCACGATCTAAGTTGCCAGCGCCAAACTGAAAAACAGCTATACCGTTTTGCAGGTTAGTACCTACATCAGTAGCAGTCAGCGTAAATAAAGTAGTAGTTGCGCCTTTAGCTCTGAACTTTAAACGAACAGTTGCCCCTGTACAGTCAATGACACTCCCGTCATGCGCTCTGGTTAAGGTAGCTTGAATCGCTGTGGCTGTGTCGTCTTTTACCAAATAATAAGTCATAGTTACCTCGCAGGATCAAGAAAGCCGTACCGCTTCATTCCTTGCCCGAAATCAGTTTGCATAAATAAAGTCTTAATGTCCTGCCTAGCCGTTAGTGCGTCACGTAGCTCTATAATTGCCGCATTAGCTGTTGCAGGGGAATCATAACTGCCGCTAATAGTATCTTCGTCAGATGTTGTAGTATAACCGATCTCAATCACGACACTAACTCCATTGTTCCGATAAACTTCTCGCACTCTACGGTTACATTCGTATAGCTAGTCGATATATCCATGTTTGCCCTAAAGTCTGTTGCGGTAGTTACTGCGCCATAGGTATCCGAAACGCTGTGCCTGTTGTAATAAAACCCGCCTCCGGTTGGAACGTCTACGGTTACAACGTCAGCAGATGCAGGGTTTACCCATGTACCGACTGCTGCGAACTTATAAGCATTGAAGAACATAGTCTCACCAGTGCTAAACACTGTGGTTGCCTGCCCTACTAAAACGTAGGTGCGATCATTTGCACCATCATAATAAACGCCCTCAATAGTGCCGTATCCAGTGCCGCTGCTGTTATCTGCAACGCCGCCAGTATTGTCTAGCTCTGCAAGATGATTGCCAGAGATATAAACTAACTGCTTAAAGGTATGCGGGAAACTTACAGCAACCACGCCATTTGTAGATCCGACCTGCACGCCTGTTGCGCTTTTGCTTTTAACCTGCAAGCTAAAATTAATCTGTATTTTGCGATCAGTTCCGCTGGTATTGCGCAGCTTAAACATAAAGTCTAGGTCTAGTCTTGCTCGCTTGCTGATGCCTAGCTCTGGTGCGGGCAAAGTGAATGCTGTGGTCTGCTGGTCTGTCGTGGTTAGCTGCAAGTCATCAAACATAGAAACAGGGAACAATTCAGAAACATCGCCCGATAACTTGTTAGCAGTAATCGTGTCAGCCTTTATCTGATCACCTGTAATGGTGCCGTCAACAACCAAGTCACCACTAATAAAGTTAGTGTTCTCGCTCCAGCTAGATGTTCCTGTGCTGTATGTCCAAGCGTGAACAGTATCCTCAGTTGTGGTTGTGTCAGTTGCTAGAAACACATCGCCATTCTTAGGGTCACGACCTGCGGCTGTTGTAAATTGCCCAGCAGTTGGCGCTGATGCCGAGTCCGTAACAGCCTGATAAAAGCTAGGCAGCTTTGGCGTAGTGTCTGCGGTAGCGGTCGCGCTTCCAGATAATGCCGTAGATTTTACGTTAAGCCCATTAACTGCAAATATGCTTACATCGTATGCTTTGCTGGGAACAACTGGGGCAATAGAATAATCCGTAAGCTTTGTTACTTGATTATAAGGCTGCCCATTATCGGTCGTATTTCTCCACTGCACTAAGTAATGATCGGTAAAGGCATCGTCAGCAGCAGTCCAGCTTACATCTAGTGCAGGGGTTACTGTGCCGTCTGCGTTTACAGTGGTTACTGGCGTTATATTAAGGGGTGCAACAGGCGCACCCGCCGTCAATCCATCATATAAAGGGACTTCCCCGCCTTCTAAATAATCTTCTTCATCTGATGACTGCCAATCATAGATGGCAGATGCGGTTTCAATAGCATTAACATTGACTACAATCTCGCCAGAACTAGCCAAGCTAATTTCATAGCCGGTCACTTCAAAGATTTTTGCCGACCATCCCATCTTTGCATTAGTGACCATAATATTGTCACCCGCCTTAAACTTCAGGGCGGCTAAGTTGCAGGGCATTGTAACGGTGGTTTGCATCCTTGATCTTAAAAGAGCCAGCTTTGCAATTCTCTGCGCCCTAATATTATTGGTGGTAAAGCCCAAAGGCATATCGAGATATACAATGCCGTCATCTTCTGCGCCGTAGGCTGAAGCCTTGCCAGTACCGCTACCCGCACCAGTGGCAGAGAATATCACCCCTACCGTATTACTGGACGCGCCGATAGCGGTGAAATCGGTATCACCTACAAACGTAATAATGTATTTAGTGCCGGTAGTAAAGCTGCCTGCGTCTGTATTCGCTAACTGGGCTGGATAGTCTGCGGTCGTATAATTGTCATCTTCATTGATGAAAAGACCTTTAACGCCGTTGTACACGCTGCGTCTTGATTGCTTAGTCTGAACGCTAATATCGCCTACTATTGCTGACTCATCTATAGTGACAGTTGGTGCAATGTATTCAGAGCCGGATATAAAATACTTACCACCCGAATAGCTCATGGTTCCGGCCATAGATGTGAGCATTGACTCGATGTTTTCTTTTTTAGAATTTAGCGTATCAATCCGGCCATCAAGCGTATATCTTTTCTGTGTGCCTCCGGCTGAGAGTGCTACATCTTCATCACAAAGAGCGATTGCAGTCGCTATATAGGTCTGATCAACATTTGCCGCAACCTCGCCTAATCCGTACTTAGAATCAATTATATAGTCATAGACGCAAAGTGCGGGATTCTGGCTCCAAGCGGTTGTAGTTGTAACAGGGTTATAGACTTTCTTGCCTCTAACAAGCGCAGAAACATTTGGCAGGCCGTTAGCGAATAGGTCGTTGTCCCACTCTAAACGCAAATACATATATGCAGTGTCTAGTAGCTTGTGATCGGCAGTCCATTCACTTGACGCTGCAACAAGGTCAGCATCAGCAGTAGTTTGATTTCCGAGATGTACGTTAATCTCTACATTATTAAGCCACTTAGTGAGCCTTGATCCGTTCTGCCAAACTAACTCTTCATTAAAATAAATCTTTTCAAAAGCATCTATCTCATGCCCAGCAACGGCAATAACCATGTGTATATATTTGTTATCATCACCAGTAGATTCTATAAATACAACTGCGCCGCCGACTCTAGCTCGACCGTAAATCATTTTCCTCGATGCGTCAGGCTCCCTGACTGTAAACTCAGTTCCAGACAATTGCTGCCCTACGTCTGGCTTTGGCATAAGTGCGCGGGATACCATAGATAAACCTGCGCCAATTGCAAATGCTGTAAAAGCTGCGGCTGTCAAGCCGTAAACAGCAACAGATGTCCCCGCTGCGGCTAAACCTGCTATTAGTGCAATTGCCATTTTATTTCCTTAGTAATATTGAATAGATGCGCTCGATCAAATCAAAGCCCATATCTAACATAAGTTTATCAAAAGGAATATGCACTTTAGTATTTACTGTCATTATTGAAACGCCAGCATCTATGCAGTAATCCTGAGCAGCTTTTATTAGCTTATATCCAGTCGATGTGTTTCTGTATTCAGGTATTACAAAGACTACATCATTAGACGCAAATATGTGGTCTTTATAGTGCATACTACGGCTTTTAACCAATACGCAATACCCAACTAACACTCCATCCTTTCTAGCGGTAAAAGCCACCAGAGATCCCGCAGCGTCCAGTCTAGCGTATTCTTGCCAGTCAGGGTTTAGCTTAATCTTACCCTGATAAAGCGCAACCTCTTGCCAATGCTTTTCTAACAGCGGCTTAATATCTTCTTTAAAGCTGGCTAGGCATTCGTGCTGTATTATCATTTATTGTGAACCACAAAGTTATTTGCGATAAAAGTATCGTCGCCATCAACGTCGAGATTATATACAGGCTTTAATGTTTTGTGCTTACTGATTGTTTCAAGGGCTTCATAATAAAAATGCGATGCAGGGGAATACTTACTTAGCACATCACCCATTGCTAACTTGCCTTCTAATTTAATTTCTTTATGACTCAACTTAGTGCCTTTAGGATCAAAAGATTTCCAGCCTTTCTGTGTTTTGATTGGGTGCGTTGCGGTCATCACCAGCGCATCATTGATTGTGTATAGAAGCCGATCTTCTACCGGGTAATGATAAATCTTAGTGACAGTGTTTATCTGACCTTCCTGCCCGATAACTAAATCACCTACAATTAAATCCTCAATCGCCATATAAGCGTTATCAGACATTAGTATCAAGGTGCCTTTAGTGAAGCAGCCGCCTCTGGGTCTTTGTAATCCGCCACCGCTTGTTCTTGAGTTTGGCCTACCCCAGACAATATCCTTTTGATTAATCTTGGACACAAACTCAAAACCCTTGTCATCTGGATAATCTATCTTCTGATCTTCTGCGGTAAATCGTCGAACAGATGCCCTATCAAACGCAATCAGCTTGTTTTCACACGCTATGTTAATAATTGATGTGTCGCCCGAATCAGTGATAGACAAAACATCCATAAACCCGCTAAAGATAGAAACAGGATCAGAAATAATATCTCCAGAATCATCAAAGGCACCAAAAAACAGCGTAATCTTTCTGCCTTGGTATGGCTCATCTCTAGCCAGTGCGACCAATGATTGTTTAACGCCTGAAATTGTAATATTGCAGCCGTTAGCTTCTAGCTCTTCAGATTCCTTAATCGAGCTAATATCTAAAAGATCACCGCCGCCAATGTAGGTGTCGCCGTCATATATAAGATTGCCAAGTCCAGACCAAAGATTTATATCTCCAGAATCAAACTCCATCTTAACTAGGTATATGGGGCGAACAAGATCAGCAGTAGCGACTGCCTGCATTTCTGTCGATAGTGTTCTGCTCATAAAGCCTCAACAAACGCAAAAGTGAATCCATATATTGATGCAGTATCAACTGCCCAGCCAATGTCGTTGCTCGCTAAACGCCATAAGCTTTTAGGTAAGGTAAAATCTAAAGCAGTGCCAGTAGATATTTCTGCGCGGAGTGGTGGCTGAAACTCTAGCGTTCCTGCACCTGCGCTTTTAGCGGCAGTAGTCATGTATAGATAATCGCCAAGCTGAAAATATTCGCCAGCACCTACAGCGCTAGAACCTGCGGTTGTAGTAAGTGTTTCGGATCGAATAGCAGTAGTGCCTGAAGTAGTGCTGGTAGCAGTGCTAGTGTGTAAAGGGCTGCCAAAAGTAAAAGTGCCGGATCTACCTTTAAGTCCGACGATAAATGCCTGAACTGCTTTCGCTTCGCTATGCGTCAAGGGGGGCAAAGTTACCTCGCACTCCCATCTAGCGCCCTGATGTTCGTATGCCTGCTGCTCGAAGCTAAAAGGCGAAGATGAAACTGCAACGCTGCGATTTAATCGCATATCTAAATTTTGAATCCCTACACTGGGAAATGCTAAAGGCATTTTATGCTCCGAGTAATGCTTTCGAGTAACCGCCACCACGCTGTCTAGCTTCAACAACAGCGCCTTTTGCTGCGTTAGCAATCTGAGGCATCAAAGTAGCGATCTCTGCCCTTACTGTTTGCTGTACGCCTGTAGTGACATTAATAGTCTGATTGATCACCACTCCGCCAGCGCCCATCTTGTCATTAGGTATTATAGAGCCTGACTGGTTAGGCACAAACATCTCTTGCCCACGCTCGCCTACCATGTACGGCTGACCAGCTTGAACAGAACCGCCGATAGCTCTGTGTCCAAAGTTGTCATGCCCTCCTCTATACCCGCCAGTCTGTGAAGCACCGCGAAAGCTAGTGGATGTGCTGGCTGTAGTGTTGCCAAAATAACCAGTGATAGCTCCAAAAGCCGCATCAACAATATACTTTTGAATTAGCATTTTAATAAGGCTATCAACTACACTCTTAGCCATAGATTTCATAGCATCGGCAAAGTTAGCTGCACCAGTTACGCCAGCAGTGAGCGCATCAGTCAATCCGTTTAATCCTTGGTCTGTCAGGCTTTTTACGTTTTCTTCCATGCTTGGCAGGCCGTCCGACCAGCTTTTGAACCCTAAATCTATCGCATTTATAGACGCTAAAACTCTCGGAGTTATTGACTCAGTAATATTTGGTAGTTCACTAATAGCGTTTTTCGCGTTCTCAAGATGATTAATCATGCCGCTGGCAAAATCTATCTTGTCGATCAATCCAAGCGAATCGCCAGCCTCAACCGCTTTTTCTTTGAGTGCTATTAAACCTTCAAGTCGCTCTTTTAAATTTTGGCGAACTTTCTGGCGCATTTTGCCACCAGCTAGCTTTTCGTTGAGCTTGTCAATTTCAGTTTGCAGTTGCCTTGCGTTTTTCTCTGCATCTGGCGTAAAAGCTCTTGTTAGGCCATCTTTCATTTTTAACGCTGAGTTATAAATCGCAATAAACCCATTAGCTAAATTTTCAAATCCTTTTAGCGCAGCCTGAATGCCACCAATTAAGCTAATTGCTAAAGTTTGCGCAAAACCTGTCACGCTACCGTCTGCATCCTTAATGCCCTGCAAAACAAAGTTCCGAAGCGTGTCTGTGAGATATTGAATAGCTGGCGCCAATGCTGCAACGGTCTGATTTGTTATGCCTCGCATTAAACCAAATAGCTTGGTCAGTGCATCAACTGTATTTTCTACGCCTTTGGAAGCTGTCGTAGACATGATCAAGCCTAAATCTTCAGCCTCAGAAAATAGCTCTTGCATTCCTTTTGAGCCAAGCGCCAATGTATTAACAAGAGCAGCACCTTCACTATCAAACAGTTTGAAAGCCAGCCTTAGTTTATCCGACTCTGTTTCCACATTACCAAAAGCGTCTGCCAACTCCAACATCTGTTTATCTAGTGGTAATTTCTGCAACTCTCGCGCATTAAGCCCAAGTTCCTTGATAGCTGCCTTTGCCTCACCAGTTCCGGCAGCAGCTTCAGCCGCACGCCTAGTAAATCTTTGCAGAGCCATATCTAAAGTATTGGTTGCAACGCCAGATATATCGGCAGCGTATCTAAGTGCAGATAGTGACTCAGTAGTTGTGCCAATTTTAGATGCGGTTTTAGTGAGGG